GTCGATAAAGGCTTCAGAATTGAAGAAAATCGACAAGAAAAAAATCATTAAAGGAGAGAAAGATAGTTATATACCTATTACTATTTCTATTAATGATGAATCAAGATACGGGAAAAACGTATCAATTACTATTGCTCAAGACCAAGACGAGCGTCAAAACAAAGCACCAAAACATTACTTAGGTAATGGGTCTGTGATTTGGACAGACGGAAAAGTTGTAAAAGGGCAGAAGGATAACGAAGGCGGTGAGCCTTTTCAAACAGTAAGTCAAAACTCCATGAATAATGAAGTTATAGACGACTTACCATTTTAATCTAATGGCTTGAATAAGGGGGGGTTTGTTAATATAAGGTTTCATAATCCTAAAGTTTTACCCCCCCTCAAGCTTAAATACAATACAATGAATAGAGAAGGACAATATAAAACCCTTGATATTATATCAGATATAATAGAAAGGCGGCATGACAAAGAAAAAGGGTATCTGTTTAGGGATACAAGGCGAAGAGAAGTTGCTGACTTAAGAAAAATGTTTTTTTATTTTGCTCAAAAATTTACAAGACTATCGCTACAAGCAATCGGAGATTATTCAAAGGTTAGGGGAAGGAATAGTCCCCATAATCACGCAACAATACTTTATAGTGTTAGGGTGGTTAAAGATATAGCTGACGTTGATAAGGATTTTAGAAAAGAATTACAAGAGCTAGAAAATGAAATAAAATTTTACGCTGACTACGAACAATATATGTTTGACGAAGCAAACATTTACAAAAAAAGAATTGTAAGAAAAATATATGAAGAAGAGGATTTAAACTTCTTGCTTAAATATAGTCAGATAACAGAAAACTTATATGAAAACAAAAACCTTGTTGATATATTGGCAGATAAAGTAAACGAGGTTGTAACATTAGATAGAATAAACAATGAAGGGATACATAAAACTACACAGGAGGATTCTGGATTGGGAGTGGTATAAAGACTCCAATACAAAAAATTTATTTATACATTTACTTTTAAATGCTTGTTACGACAATTGTCGTTTCATGGGAAGGCCTGTATCTAAAGGTGAATATATAACTTCGCTATCCAGGCTTTCTTCAGACCTCGACATACCTGTAAGACAAATAAGAACTGCGTTAAAGCGCCTTACAAAAACAGGTGAAATCGACACGCAAACGACTAACAAGTATACAAAGGTAACTATCTGTAACTATGATAGTTATCAAATAGAAAGTGCTGTACAAAAAAAGAAATCGACACGCAAACGACAAACAAAAGACAAGCCAAAGACAAACATAAATAAGAAAATAATAATACAAGAAAATAATAATAATATTTTTCTAAAAGAATGTCTTGATGGAATGTCGTGGAGAGAGGTTGTCTGTATGCAAAATCAAATATCGAACGATGGTCTTGAAAAAACATTGAAGATTTTTCACAATCATTTGACCATGACTGATGATGTAAAGATAACAATCAAAGATTATAAATCACACTTTGTAAATTGGCTAAAATATAACAAAGACCAAGCAAAAAACACAGGTAATTTTAAGTGGAAATGGAAAGGTCAAAGCCTTAAAACAGGTAGTGAAGATGAATTAAATAGAGATAAAAAAAACTACGACCAACCAGGGTTTGAATTTAAAATAATACAGAATGGATATTAACGGCTACGAAATAAAAGATTACAATGTATTCAAATTAGATACAAGAGCAAAGAAGTCTACATGTCCAAAGTGTAGTCATACAAGAAAAAAGAAAAGCCAAAAGTGCTTGATGTTGGATTGGGACAGGGGTCTTGGAACATGTCAACATTGTGGAGAGGTGTTACAGCTTCACACATATGAAAAAGCAAAAGACGACAACTATGTTATTCCTGTAATTGAAAAGACATATAAGCCAACAAATAATGTATTAGATTGGTTTGTTTCAAGAGGTATATCAAAAGAAACACTACAGTCTTGCGGTGTTACTGCGGGTGTTGAATATATGCCACAGGTAAGTAAAGAAGTTAAAGTTATAATGTTTAACTACATATACAACAATACGGTTGTTAATGTAAAGTATAGAGATTCACAAAAAAACTTTAAACTATATAAGGGCGCTAGAAAGATGTGTTACAATATGGATTCTATTATTGATTCTGACACTTGTATAGTAACTGAGGGTGAAATTGATTGCTTGTCTTTTGTTGAATGTGGTAGAAAGAATGTTGTTAGTGTGCCTAATGGCTTTACTGCAAACGGCCAAGTTAATTTAGATTATTTAAACGATTTCTATTATCACTTCGAGAGTAAGAAGAAGATATACATTTGTGTGGATTCAGATGAAGCAGGTGAAAACGGAAAGAAAGAATTAATAAGAAGATTCGGCTCAGAAAAAGTTTATTTATGCGACCTTAAAGACTGTAAGGATGCAAACGAATATTTACTTAAATATGGTAAGGATGCTTTGTTTAAAGTTATTGATGATGCGACGCCATGTCCAATAGAAAACGTATTAAGGGTTTCTGATATGGTTGGGGAACTTGATGATTTCTATAGAAATGGTGTAAAGAATGGCTTTAAAATAGGCTTAGATAGTTTTGATGGTATATTTTCAACATACACAAAGCAATTTATAGTTGTTACAGGTTTTCCAAGTAGCGGTAAGTCTGACTTTGTAGACCAAATGACAATAGGATACAATATGATGTATGATTGGAAAACTGCATACGCTTCAACAGAAAACTATCCACAATACTTACATGTAGATAAGTTAGTGAGGAAAATATACGGAAACACTCCAAAGTATGAAGAAACAAAGAAGAAAGATTGGAAGAAATGTGTTGAACACATTAATAAAAACTTTTTTTTTATTGACTATGAAGATGGGTTTGATTTAGATAAGGTTCTTAAAAAGGGAGAGGAATTAGTCAGAAGAGTGGGTATAAGGTGCCTTGTAATTGACCCTTACAACAAGATAAGGGATAAAAACAATTTAAACTTAAGCATTACAGACTACACAAACGCATACCTTAATAAAGTAGATACGTTTTGTAAAAAGAATGATGTGATATGCATAATTGTGGCACACCCAACTAAACCACAGAACGATAAGGGTAAGTTAATAGAGCCTACTTTTTATGATGTTAAAGGAGGTGGGGAATTTTATGACATGAGTCCGCATGGAATTCTGGTTCATAGAGATTATGAAAATGCGACAGTAAAAGTTAAAGTGCTGAAGGTTAAGTTTGCTAATCTAGGTGAAAACCAAGCACACACAGAACTTTCGTGGAATGTGAACAATGGTAGGTATACTGAGATGGACAACGGAAACGTGTCTTGGGATAACACTAATTGGATGGAGGATAAAAACAACCCTTATGAGGTTACAAAAACCTTAGATTTAGAATTTGAACAATTAAATATAAACAAATGAAAACAATTTTATTAGGAATTATGGTAACGGCTACAATTTATCACGCCGACCCCAAACAATGTAACGCCGATTATTTAACAACGGCATCACTAAAAACAATAAATTCACAATCACCTGGCTCACATAGGTGGATTGCTGTATCAAGAGACCTAGAAGAATACGGATTTGTATTCGGCGCTAAGGTTTGCGTTGAAGGAGCAGGAGATATGGATGGAGAATGGACTGTTGAGGATAGAATGAATAAGAGGTGGGTTAAAAGAATAGATTTTTTAGTGGATTACAAAATTAAAGGAGGTAAGTGGTCTAATGTGAAAATAAGATTAATAGATGACCTTAATTAGAAACAGTAAAGAAATAGTAAGGGCTATAGACTTTACAGGCGTTCAGAATGGAGCAATGCATCCTAGTGACATAGATGCTGTTTTAGAGTTTGATAATGATATATTAATTCTTATAGAAGTTAAGAAACAAGGAATAGATATACCTCTTGGACAGAGACTGTTGTTAGAAAGAATATCATCTTCATGGAGAACCAAAAAAAGTGTTGTCTTAAAAGTAGAATATGAGGATGTTTATGATGTGAACGACAATATACCATTAGACGCTTGTTACGTTACAGAATATTTTCACAGGTATCAATGGGGTAAAACAAAAAATAAATACAAATTAACATCTTTCCTAAACTATTTGGGAAGAAGATGGGATAATGAGAAATGTAAGTTTTGAAGGAAATAAACGAACAAATGTCAATATGCTTTAAAAACGGAGTAAAGGTTTACCCTGTTGTGTATGATAGAAATCATATGAAGGTAGAAGTTGATTATAATGGAAGAAAAAAACAAGGCTCTGAAACATATAATTGGAAAACAGAGCAAAAACAAATGCAAAACAAAATAATAGAAATTTATGAAGAAATTGCCAAAAGAATACAAGATAGGAGATAAGCTATATGCTTTCAATAAAAAAGAAGTAAGATTAACGTACTATGATTTTTTAAGTATGGAAGATGATGAGTTCTTAGAAAACATCGTATCAGCATTACATTTTGCTGTATATGTTTGTTGGGTAAAAGACATACCAACCGATGATTGTTTGTCAGATGAAGGAATCATTCACGAGCTAGTTCATTTACTTAAAGAAAACACAAAAAAGTATACAGACTTAGTTAAAGTTAGGAAAAATTTTAAAGAAAAATTGATTATCTAAAATATTATTAGTATATTTCCTAAAAATAAAGTTTAGGAAATGTTTGACTCAATAGTAGAATCAGTAAAAAACAAGTACACAGACAGGAGTATAAGGGGTATAGAAAAATACAACACTACTCTTGATGAAAACTCAACTGATAACTTTCTTCAGCATCTTCAAGAAGAGTTAATGGATGCAACTCTTTATATTGAAAAGCATCTTTCGGTCAAAGACCAAAAATTAGATATGGTAAAGCAATTCAATAAAACATTTTCTTTATTGACTTCAA